TCTTTCACGTATTTTTGAGCGTCTTTTGACATGTTGTCGAACGCTTCCCGGCTCTGTTGGTCTAACCGTTTGAAGTTCTCACCCAGCAAAGAAAAATCAATCCCTGCGCTAAGGTCTATCTTTGTGTTTTTTCTGTTGTAGACCTTCTTTAGTTCGGTCTGTATCTGGTTTATCTTTTTCAATACGTCCTGATTATCTCCTGTGAAAGTAAATTTTAATCCTGCCATAATAGTATAATTTAAAGATTGATATAATGATTTAATCCCAGTGCATAGCTTTTATCTTTTCCATGTTTGCCGGGTCGTCTGCGTTTATAACTGTTCCGCCCTGTTTTAGATGCGCTTTCTTTCGCTCTTCATCTGTCAGGTAGACACTATCCGGGCGGTCGTTGAACAGCATCAGCAAATTATTATAGCTGATTTCCCACATGACATAATCAAACGACCATCCGTAATGCTCGCACGCAAAATCTATCAGTGTGCCCCAGATGGAATGCCCGCCAAACGCAACGGTGTTATTACTACTTTTTACCTGGGCTATCTTCCGCCGGTTCTCGTTGTCCCGGTCTATACCGAAATGTTTGATAAGATCGGAAACGGTGGTGTCTGAAATGATGGTTAACAATAATGTTGCTAGTTCGTCGGGTTCCAGTTTGGAAAGAACGGAAATACGTTTTTTTATACAGGCTTCGTCCTGTATGTCTTCTTTCCATCGTAGGGTACTATATGCAAGAATACGCAAAACGATTTCCTTGCTTTCATTGCATACCTGCAAAGCTTCTTCCATCGGATCGACTTTTGAACGTTCGGGATTAATGGATAACTTTCTCTTCAAACGATCAATAAGCAACGTCTTCCCCAGAGTAGGAGGGTAGATGCTGTATTTTTTATTGTTTACCTCAAATCTTACTGGTGCATCTGTCAACACGTCCAGTATCAGGGATTCTGTGTTTAAATAATTATTCATTTGCTATGAGTTTATAGAAAATCCTGTAATAATTCCGCATCATCCTTGTATGTGAATGAATACGGGTAAAATGTCTCTGAAAGCGCGTCCATGTAGTCGGGCGAACGCTTGATGCGCTTCTTTATCTCTTCCTTTGGCTCTATGAGTATCTTCCCGTCGCTCCTAAACTTCCACTTTGTTTCGGTTGCTTCTTCTGTGAACTGGTCGCACGGCGGCAACATCGGAAAGAAGTTGTTTTTCGGGTCCAGCCAGTCACGCAAAGCCCAATACAGATACGCGCGCATGTTGGCGAAACTGTATTCACCCGTTATATCATGCAGTCCTTTCGCTCCTTGTGAGTTCTTAACGGAAAATACGCCTCTTATCCCTTGCTCCACAAGACGGGAATACACGCCCGCACCTTCTCCGATAGTGTCGATAAAGATAATATCCCTATCTGTCCTTTTGTATGAAAGTGCTTTGCCTACAACGTGCATGTGACTTGCTTTGCCTGCCGACTGGAACACGTCGAACTGTGAAACATAGTTCCCATATCGGGGACAAAATACGCTGCTGTCCCGTCCCATGCCGGCAACATCAACACCCAGTTTGCAAGATTTACGCGGTCTATACGGGTGGTTCTCCTGCCAACGTTTATTGGCAATCTCGATCCATTCGTAGGGGATGAGTACATCTTCCGCAACTTTGGGGAACATTCCGCGTACTTTGACGCGAAACAGATCGTTAGGTCGGTACAAGTTGTTCTCAAAGAGAAAATCCCCCTCGCCTTCGTTATATTCTTCTTTCGTGATAGGGTTACACCAGTGTTTAACTTTGTCCTCTACCCATTCGTAGTTAACTTGCCCCGGGATAATCTCCCTTTTTGCCGTTACGTTGGTTGCATTCAGGGAATCAAGACGGAACTTTGCGAAACGATTCGATTTCATGGCGTTTGCTGCATAACCTGTAGTGATGTTGGGGTTGAATACAAGCAAAAGACGTGAATTTCCCTGTAGGTTTCCTTCTATCGCACTAAATATCGTTTCAGATACGCCGGAAGCTTCAGTAATGATAAACATGACGTTTGCCGCATGGAATCCCGACCAAACTTCTTGGTTTTTGTTGTCTGCCTTGAATCCGGTTAGAAAATATTCCTCGTAGTCCGTGCGAATGTCATTTGCAACCAGTCGCCCCGGCAATATACCGGCGTTACGGAACAGTCTTCTAACTTCCGGGGTCATGATGTTTTCTACCTGTCTTTGACTAGGGGCGGATAGGGCTATCTTTGTATTGCGGATTAAATTGCCGTCATCGTCCCATTCGGGCGTAAGGTACATAAAGCATAAGGCGGCACAAGCTGCCACAAAATCTTTGCCTCTTGAAGTACCGGACGCTACGGCGGTCATAGGATTCTTTTGCACCGAACGCAACACGGCTTTCTGTTCTTCGTCCAGATTAGCCCGTAGAACGTCAGATGCAAAAGCGCACCAATCATTACGCCATTTTGCCAGATATTTTAATGCTATATCGTCCATCAGTCACAAACTACCGGAAAATCATCATCTTCTTCTTCAATTTGTTGGTGTGGTGGTTCTTCTTCCGCACATACGAGTGCAAAGCCGTTGGCATCAAACTTTATAGGCTTGTTAAAGAACTCACATTTGTTATCTCTTATTGCTACCATAACGTCCCACTTTGATAGACATTCGGGGATGATGAAAGAGCGATGAGCCTTGCATCTCCAAACCCAGCCCAAAGACTCATCAAAGACTTTCCGTTTATGGATGCACATATCACATATTACCATATACAAGGATTTGAAACGGCGTCCCCGCCTGCGATCGTATGAAGGTATTTTTATTTATGCAGGCAGAAACAACCGTTGATTTTACCAACCTTTCTTTGCTATGCGGGTTATATCTTCGTCCGGTTCTTCTATACCGAGAACGGATCGCACTTCCTTTTCATCAATTTGACGGCGTTTCTTTTCTTCTTCGGTCATGTATGTTTCGCCTCGTGCAATGGCAATAACTTCATCGTCCGGCAACGCTTCCGCCTGTTCCAACTCCGCTTTCAAAGCTTTAATGCTCTGATTATATTTTAGCGCATAATCGAACGCGCTTTGCCCGTTAGGTAATTTATCACCTTTGGTTCTTTGATGAAGGTAGAGCGCATCCAAACACTCCTGTTTCTTCTTCAATTCCGCTTTAATCTCTTCTACTGTTCTTCCCATGATTGTTATATAATTAATCGTTAGTACTCTTGTTCTCCGTCCGCCGTTTAATCAGCTCGGCAAACCAAGTGTTTTGCGCTTGGTTCTGCTCCTTCTTCAACGCCGGTATATCGTCCGTATTGATGACACCCTTTTGCAGCCATTTAAGAAGAATAATCTTTATTTCACGGTTTATCGGTATTCTCATTCTTCTTCGTCTTTAGTGATACGGTTTATCAGTTCGTCCAGTTGTTCATCTGTGAGCTGTGAAAAGTCTATTTGTGTAGATACGGAAGATTTACGCGGTAAAACATAATTAAGTAGTTTCTCAAAAATCTTCAAACGCTCTTTAGGTTCCAATGACTTCATATCTTTCTGAATCTGTTTCAGGTTGGAACTAATCAGCTTTTGAACCCAGTTTTGAATCTCTGCTGTAGATTTGTTTCTGGAACCTAGCGGGCGACCTTTTGGGTTATTACTCTTTCCGTTTACGCTTCCCATTTAGTAAATATTAGTTGTTTTCTAAATGTTTACATTATTCATAACGGAAGATTTTCTTTAAATCTACCCATACTTTCCAGATGTTTTCACGGTTTACTACCAGTTTCTCCGATTCAAGACGCTTTGAAATGCCTTTTGCATCTATGTTGAACTCGTAATAACTACTAGGAGACGACAATATTTTGCGGCATGTCATGTAGAACTCTTCCGCCTCTTCGTATGAAAGCACATATACGCCTTGTTCGTGATGTAGGAACACGTTTTGCGTCTTTGGCATGTTCTCAACTCGGAACGTAACCTTTCTCTCTTTTCTTGTTTCTTTCTTCATAAATCACATAATTAATTGGATTTTATTAATATCGTTTTCTATTTGGTCTTTCAAAGCTTTTTCCATGTACCTCCATTCTTCTATAGCGAAAAGATGAGCACCTGCAAGAACATTTTTATTATCTAGTGCTTCTACCTTTTCCGCATAGTTCATTCCTGCAACTAGAACAAGGGCAAAGCCATTTTCATTTGATATTTGAGTAACAACTTCCTTTAAAAACTTTTCCCCCTCCGCCTTTCCTTGTGCTCCGTTGCCTTCCGGGGCTGTTGTTGACTTGAAACCGCCTTGTTTTACAGGTTCTCCGTTATACAAGACCATATAACCAACAGAGCTACGCAGGTTTCCTGTATGGTCTTTCCAGCTTTCTTCAGGGGTACGGTCACGTACATACGTAACACATTCTTCACCAAGCTTGGAAAGGGCGCGGATCGTATTACGTTCGATTATTTCTTTGCATTTGCTGACATATATAGCCGGATCAAAGCTTTTCATTTGCATCCTGTTTTTGTTTCTTCGCCAGCCTGTCGGCTGCTTCTTTGATTTTTCCGGAGAATGTACGGGCGAACGTGATACTTAAATCCCGGTAGGTGTTTCCGATATACAGGCGGATTTTATCACCGTTTTCACACAAACGGAGATTGCCGGGAGGAGGGGTATACGGTTTCTTTTCCATGATGTTTTGTTTATAGAAGACGCTGGGACCGTTTTTTCTTAACGACAAAGCCACTTTTTCCGCGTGGATGATACTTTGTATATCCAGTTGGAGAAAGTGGCTTAAATCGCCTTAGAAAGACTTATGATCGGGAAACGAAAAAAAAGAGACCTATTTCTGTTCATAACTTTACGGTTCCGTGCATCTTCACACGGTTAATAAACAAAAGGGCGATTAACCTTTGCTCACATAAATGCGGGGACTAGCATAAGTTAAAACACCCTCAAAATTATATCTTTACGAGAATGTCCCTATTCTCTTCATTTTCTGAATGCAAATATAGCAATTATTTTTGAAAGTGATATAAAGTCAATCACTTTTTTATCTGGGAATTTTAGTAGGGGGCTTCTTCTTCCGCATTCTCCACCGTCGGTAATTCGTCGATGTCGTAGAAGTGTGTAGTAGGGGCGTTGAACTTTACAATGAACTTTGACTCGCCGATATTACGCCCTTTGGATATATCTATCATTGCCGTACCCTTCG